CACTTCAGACAGTTTACGCACCTCGGCCTGACCGGCTCCAGCGACAATGCGCGCCAACGTCAGGTGTGAGGAAAATGGGCGTGCTTCGCCCTCTGGGCGAAAACCCATGCGGGGCGCGCCGCCCGCCTCTTTTGAGTATTTCTGGCCGTTTGCCGATTCGGCTTTGGTTTTGGAGCGCGAGGCAGCCATGGCGACGAAGCCGAAGTCCTCCAGGAGGGGCGCCGCGTTCGACGTCACGATCTCAACGACGGCCGCTGGTGATCTGCTGGAGATCGGCGCCGAGCGTGTCAGGCAACTGATCAAGGACGGCTACATCGAGCGTGCTGCGCGCGGACAGGTGAAGCTTCGATCGGCGGTCCAAGGCTATCTGCGCTTCCGCAATGAAGCCGACCGTCGCGCCAGCAAGTCGGCCTCCGCCAGCCGCGTGCAGGACGCCCGGGCCCACGAGATCGAGATCAGGACTGCCGAGCGCGAAGGCCGCCTGATCGACCTCAACGAGCACCTCGACCTCTTCGCCGAGTGCTTCGGCGCGCTGAAGGCCGGTCTCGCCGGCGTCCCGGCGCGCCTGACCCGCGACATGGGCTTCCGCCGGAAGATCGAGCAGGAGATAGATGACGTCCTCCGGCAATGCGCTGATCGCTTCGAGCAGGCGGCGCGAGACCCTGGCGATGCTGGCGCGGCTGCTGAGGCCGACGCCGGAGACGACGCCTGACGAGTGGGGCGCGCGGAACCGCAAGTACCCGCCGTCGTCTGGACGACCTGGTCCGCGTGATCCCTCGCTGACGCCGTACACCGTCGACTTCGGCCGCGCAGTCGCCTCGCGCGCCTATCGTCGCGTCGTGCAGGCGATGTTCGCGCAGGGTGGCAAATCGGAAACGCTGCTGGACGTCGTCGGCCAGCGCCTTGACCAGCGACCGGTGCCGATCCTCTACGTCGGTCCGACGCGGCAGTTCATCAACGAGCAGTGGGAGCCGCGCGTCATGGCGCTGCTCGACGCGGCGCCGGTGCTCAGCGGCAAGGTCGCCCGCGGCAAGCGGATGACGAAGACCCGCAAGTTCGTCGCCGGCGTTCCGCTTCGTCTGGCCCATGCTGGTTCATCGACGGCGCTGAAGTCTGATCCCGCTGGACTCGCCATCACCGACGAAGCCGACGAGCTGATGGCAAACGTCAAGGGCCAGGGCGACCCCGTCGGTCTGGTCGATGCGCGCGGCGACACCTACGAGGACTTCGTCCATGCCATGGTGTCGACGCCGAGCCGCGGCATGAAGGAGACGGAGCGCGACGAGGCATCGGGCCTGGAGTTCTGGAAGGTCCAGGAAGCCCAGGACATCGACTCGACGATCTGGAAGTTCTGGCAGCAAGGCACCCGCTACCACTGGACCTGGCGGTGCCCGCACTGTCGCGAGCGCTTCGTGCCTCGCTTCGCCTGTCTCGATTGGGATGGACGGGAAGACGACACCGCGACGCCGGCGCAGGCAAAGGCTACGGCACGGCTGATCTGCCCGCGCAACGGCTGCATCATCGAGGAGGCCAGCAAGGCGGAGATGAACGTGACGGGGCGCTATGTGGCGCCCGGCCAGGTCGTGACGGACGACGACGTCGTCGTCGGCGAGCCACCGGTGTGCGATACCGCATCGTTCTGGGTCTCCGGGTTGTGCTCGCCGTTCCGGGCGTTCGGAGATCGCGCCGCGGCCTACGTCGAGGCCACGCAGAGCGGCGACCCGGAGAAGGTTCAGACCGTCGTCAACGCCGGCTTTGGCGAGCTCTGGGCGCCGATGTCCGGTGACGTGCCGGAGTGGAAGGAAGTCCAGGCCTGCGCCCATCACGTCGTCTACGGCCGCGGCGAGGTCCCCGAGGGCGTCCTGTTCATCACGGTCGGCATCGACGTCCAGAAGCGGAAACTGGTCTTCGTGGTCCGCGGCTGGGGTGTCCGCCAGGAGAGTTGGCTGATCGACCACGGCGAGCTTCACGGCGACACCCGCTTCGATGACGTCTGGGTCGATCTTTGGGAGCAGGTTCTCGATCGCGAGTATGGCGGCCTACCGGTGGCCCGCGCCTTCATCGACTCCGGCTTCCGGCCCGACAAGCCCGAACAGGGCGACATCCACAAGGTCTACGATTTCTGCCGGCGACATGCCCGTCGGTGCTGGGCAACGAAGGGCTGGGAGCGGCAGCGGCAACCGATCAGGGTTACTTCGATCGAAGTGACACCATCGGGCCGGAAGCCGAAATTCTCGCTGTCGTTGGTCCACATCGATTCGGACTTCACGAAGGAATGGGTCCATGCCCGCGTGCGCTGGCCTGCAGAGCAGCGTGGCGGCTGGCATCTGCATTCCGAGACCGACGAGGAGTACTGCCGCCAGATCGTGAACGAGGCCCGCACGAGGAAGCCCGGCGGCGGCTTCACCTGGATCTCCCGCGGCCGCGCTCACGACTACCTCGATTGCGAGGCCCAGGCCTACGCCGCAGCGAAGATGATCGGGCTCGAGCGCATTCCGGACGACACGCCGCGGCTCTCGGCTGAGCCGTCACCGTCGCCGCGGGAAGAGACGCCGGCGGAGCCGCTGCCACGGTCGGGATCGTCCTGGCTCGGCAATAGAACCTCGAACTGGTTGAGGCGCTGATGGCCTGGTCCCAATCCGACGTGACGACCCTCGAGAAGGCGATCGCGACCGGCGCCAGGAGCGTCCGCTTCGCCGATGGTCGCATGGTCGAGTACAACTCGCTGAAGGATTTGCTGACGGTGCTGGACATCGTGAAGGCCGCGCTCGCTGGCGGTGACGTCCCGCGGGTCTCCTACGCCAAGTTCACGCGAGTCTGATCGGCCGTGTCGCGTCTTCTCAAGGCGCTGGCCTGGGTCGCTCCCGAGGCGGCGGCGAAACGTGCCGCGGTGCTCGAGGCGCTTGACCTGCAGAAGCGATACGCTGGCGCCGATGGTGGCCGCCGCGGCTCCTCGTTCTTCGGTAGCGGCGGCAGCGCCAACGTCGCGCTGGGCAGCAAGTTGTCGGCGCTGCGGAATCGGTCCCGTGAGATGGTGCGAGACCACTGGGCCTTTCAGCGCATCCTAGACGTCACCGTGGGTCACGCCGTTGGTGCCGGCATCTCGATCCTGCCCGACAACGGGTCCGATCGCACTGATAAGCAGGTCGCCTCGGTGTTCCAGCAATGGAGCGATCACGCCGACATCACCGGTGAGCTCGATCTCCACGGTATCGTTGCCCTGATGGTGCGGGCCTCGCTGGAGGGCGGCGACAGTGTCCTCCGCTTCATCGACACCGGCGCCGCTGATGATCGCTCGGTGAAGATGGCGCTGCAGCTCTGGGAAGGCGACATCATCGACCACGTCCGCAACGGTATGCAGGAGGGCCGGCGGGCGCGCCTCGGTGTCGGCATTGGTCCGCTGGGGCAGCGCGAAGGGGCATGGTTCTTCCCGGAACATCCCGGCGAAATGGACAGCCTCAACGTGCAATCGAGGTTCGTCACCCGCGAGTACTACGCCCATCTCTACCGTGCCCTGCGACCCGGCCAGGTCCGCGGCGTCCCGGTGTTCGCGCCGGTCCTGCTGCCGTCGCGCGATCTCGCCGACTTGATGGATGCCGTCATCGTGAAGGCCAAGATCGAGGCCTGCTTCTCGGCCTTCATCAAGAAGAACGGTGAGCCGTCACCGATTGCGAACCTGCAGAAGACGGAGAACGGTCAGCGCGTCACCGAACTGGCGCCCGGCATGGTCTACGAATTGAGGGACGGCGAGGACATCACCTTCGCCAATCCGACCAGCACCGGCGGCTTCGAGCCGGTCTACAACGCGACACTCTACGCCATGGCCGCCGGCGCCGGCATTACCTTCGACCAGCTCACCGGCGATCTTCGCCAGGCCAACTATTCCTCGCTGCGTGCCGGCAAGATCGAGTTCAGGCGGCTGATCGAGCAGTTTCAGTGGCTGACCATAGTGCCGAAGGTTTTGAGCAGGATCGCGGCGCGGTGGTCTTCCAGGGCCGTGCTGAGCGGCGCCCTCCGCGAGAGGCGTGACGGCTATCGCTGGAAGTATGTCATGCCAGCCAACGAGCCGATCGACCCGCGGAAAGATCTCGAGGCGGATATTCTCGCCGTTCGTGCCGGCCGCATGAGCCCGCAGGAATTCATCGCCGGCTGGGGACGTGACTGGCGCGAGGTCGTCGCCGACTTCAGCACCTTCCTCGCCGAGATCGACAAGGCCAACGGCGGAAAGGGGATCATGCTCGACATCGATCCTCGCAAGCTCACCCAGGCCGGTGCAGCGCAGCCTTCGACCGAGCCCACGAGTACGGAGCAACAGCAGCCATGACGCACGTCATCGAGCTTCCCCGGGGCATGCGCGGCGCCGAGCTTCGCGCCGCTTCGTTCGACGAGGCCAACAACAGCATCGAGTGCTGCTGGACGACGGGCGCGACGGTGCGCCGTCTTTCTTGGCGTGATGGCCCCTATGACGAGGAGCTGATCGTGTCGCCGAACGCGGTGCGCCTCGATCGCCTCAATGCCGGTGCGCCGATGCTGAACACGCATTCGGACTGGAGCCTTTCGGACGTGATCGGTTCCGTGGTGCCGGGCTCCGCCCGGATCGTGAAGGGCGTCGGGCTGGCGCGGGTCGCGCTCTCAAAGGCGCCCGGCGACGCCGACATCGTCCAGAAGATTCGCGACGGGATCATCCGCAACGTTTCGGTCGGCTACATCCGGCATCAGATCGAGAAGATCGAGAAGGAAGGCGAGACACCGCTCTGGCGCATCGTCGACTGGGAGCCGCACGAGATTTCGGCGGTGCCGGTAGCCGCGGACGCCGGCGCGCAGTTCCGATCGGCCGACGTTCCGCTGTTCTCCTGCACTGTGATTGGCGCCGGCGCCGAGGCGGCCCGCGCCCGACTGCGTATGCGCACACGCCAACTCGGCGCCCGCTAACCGCCTCGATCCTCAAAACGCCGCCTGCGAGCCGTCCGGGGCAGCAGGGGACGGCAAATCATGCCCCGGAAAAATTGGTCCCCCACAAGGAGATTGAAATGAAGAAGCTCGCAGAACTGCGTGCGCGGCACGCCGAGCTGCTCGCCAAGGCGACCGCCAAGGCCGACGAGATAAAGGACGGGATGCCCGAGGTTGACGTCCGTCGGATCGAGAAGGAGCACGACGATCTCATGGCCCAGGCCGAGGACGTCAAGCGCCAGATCGCCGAGGCTGAAGCCGAGGAGCAACGGCCGGGCGACAACAGCGACGAAGCCGTCCGGCAGGCCCGTGAGGCCGGTGCTGCCGCCGAGCGTACCCGCGTAGCCGAGATCCGCTCGATCGCCCGCCAGGGCAACGTCGACGAGGCGGTCATCACCAGGGCCATTGATGACGGAACCACGGTCGAGGCGTTCCGCAAGATCGTGCTCGATCTTGTCGCGGCACGCTCGCAGGAAGGTACCGGCACCGGCGCTCGAGTCACGCCCGGCAGCCAGGACGAGGTCGAGAGCCGCCGCCGCGGCATGACCGAGGCCATCATTGCGCGCCTGGCGCGCGCCGGCGGTCAGCGCAACGTCCAGATCTCGGAAATCGGCCGCCGCTACGGCGAGATGGCCCTCGCCGAGATGGCGGCGGAGTGCATCGGCCACCGCGGCCTGCTCCGCACGGTCCGCCAGGTCGACGACATGTTCTCTCGCGCGTTCCTGACGACGTCGGACTTCCCGGCAATCCTGATGGACGCTATGACCCGCCGACTGCTGGACCGCTATCAGGTCGCCACGCCGACGTATCTGCTGTGGTGCGCTCGCTACGTCAATCCCGACTTCCGGGCCACCAACGTGATCCGCGCCGGCGACTTCCCGGCGCTGCAGCCTGTCGGGCAGACCGGCGAGATCAAGTCCGGGACTTTCAGCGAAAGCAAGGAGCAGCTGCAGGTCTCTCCCTATGCCGTGATGCTGAACTTCTCTCGGCAGATGATCATCAACGATCAGCTCGCCGCGATCGACCAGGTGCTCGGTTCTGCCGGCGTGCGCGTCCGCGACTGGGAGAACGTCCAGGCATACGCCAAGCTCCTCGAGGGCTCTGGCGCCGGCCCGACCCTGCTGACGGACAACAAGCGCGTGTTCCATGCCGATCACGGCAACCTTGCCCAGACGCCGAGCATCATCGACGTCGCGAACGTCGGCATCGGCCGTGCTGCCATGCGCAAGCAGAAGACGCTGGACGGCATCCTCGCCAATTTCCAGCCGAAGACGTTGCTGACCGGCCCCGACAAGGAGACGCAGGCCGAGCAGCTGTTGACCTCGATCACGCCTGCAACCAACGCCACGGCGGTGCCGGCATCGATGCGGAATCTGATGCCCGCCGCCGACGGCAACCTGAGCGGCAACGTCTGGTATCTGTTCGCCGACCCGGCCGTAGCGCCGTGTTTCCACTACGGCTACCTCGAAGGGCACGAAGGCCCGCGCATGAGCTCGCAGGAGCACTTCGGCGTGCAAGGCATGAGCGTGAAGCTCGAGCATGACTTCGGCATCGCGGCGACGGACTTCCGCGGCGGCTTCCGCAACGCCGGCGCCTAGCCGCACGCTCACCAGATCGAGGATCGCGCAGGTTGCGGTCCTCGCTTCTCTCCATCCCCTTCCAGATTTGAGAGGCTCCAATGGCCAAGAACTATGTCCAGCCGGGCAAGACCATCACGGTCGCCGCACCCGCAAACGTGCTCTCCGGTGCCGGCGTGCAGGTCGGCTCACTGTTCGGCGTCGCCCAGCACGACGCGCTGGAGAACGCTGACGTCGAGATCGATACGCAGGGTGTTTGGGAGCTGCCGAAGGTCTCGGCTCAGGCCTGGACCGTCGGCATCCCGTTGTACTGGGACAACACCGCCAAGCTGGTGACCTCGGTCGCCAGCACGCACAAGATGATCGGCGTCGCCCTGGCCGTGGCGGACAATCCCTCCGCCGCGGGCGTCGTGCGTCTCAGCGGCCCGCCCGGCATCATTTCCGCGGTAGTGGCCGGATCCGATGTCGCCGACCTCACCGAGGATGGAGGCGCGATCGGCGGCACGAACGACGGCGACCTGCCCGACCTGGACGCCACCGCGGCCACAGTCACGGGCACCCTGACCGGCACGACCGATGGCGCTCTGGCCGACGTCGCGGCAATCGCCATCTCGACGGCCGGCGGCAACACCTACGCCGACTCGGCCGTCAACGATGCGGTCAACACGGCGATCACCGCCGTGAACCTGCAGCTCAAGGAACTGCAGGTCGCGCTCAACGAGGTCATCGCGGACAACGTCGCGTTGCGCGCCGCGATCCGCGAGCTGGCGGCTGACGCCAACGCGGTCAAGGCCGAGCTGCGGACTGCCGCCGTCATCGCGTAGCCACGATGGGCTCGCCGTTCGAGGTCGCTGCGCGCGCAGCCGATGCCGCGCAGGAGGTGGTATTCGGCGAGCCCATCCTTGTCCTGCCGCGTGTCAGGGAGCTGCACGGCACCTATGGCGCGGACGTCACCCGGGTCAGCAAGACCGTCACCGGCGTCTTCACCCAGGCGCCGGAGTCCGAGACCCTGGAGGGCGCGCGTCGCGGCGGCGATCCCCGCGGCCTCACCCAGTTCGCGACCGCCGAGGCCAGGGTCTGGCTCTCGGCAGCCGCTGTCGCCGCGCTGGACTGGCAGCCTCGCCGGGGTGACGCCGTGGTGCCGACCGACCGCGGCACCAGGCAGTGGACCGTCGAGAAGGCGGTGCCGACGGACCTTGGCGACGTGACGCTGATCCTTACCGAGGACGTTCCGGCATGAGCCTCGTCGCGCTCGCAATGCGCCTCACGCTCACGCAGGCGCTGCTCAATCAGACGCTCGCCGGGGCCGGCATCTACGACAGCAACGTCGGCGATCTCGACGAGCTGATTCGCGACGGCCAGACCCGGCAGGTCGTGGTCGTAGCGACCGACCAGCAGGAGGCCAGGCTCGGCGGCTACGGCTACCTCGTCGGCGATTGCGAGCTCGACCTCGTTCTCGAGATTGCGGTCGCCCAGGCCGTCAGGGTCACGGTGGACGAGGAAGAGGCCATGGAGGTCATCGTCGCGCAGAGCGACGAAGGCCTCGAAATGTCGGTCGATCTCATCGCCCGCCAGGTCTTCGCCGTCATGCAGGCCGGCACCTCGGTCTGGGCGGAGCTCTATCGGCGGCTCGCCGGCAAGCCGGAAAAGCTCACGGTGAAGCGGGGCGCCGGCTGGGAGAAGGGCGTCCGCTTCGCCGCCCGCCAGATCGTGATCACCTGCTACCCGCTCGCCGAGCCTGAACTCGGCTCGGCGCCTGCCGCGGGAACCGCGTTCGGCGACCTGATCGCGGCCTTGCGCGATGCGCCGGCACCACTCTCGCGCTACGGCGATCTTCTGGAGAAGGTCATCGTCGGGGAGCCGATCCCGGACTGGCGCGCCCTGCAGGTCGAGCTCGGGCTCTCGACCGACGCCGCCGAGGCCGTCGGCGCGACGCCGCTGCTACCCGGAGAGGCGCCCGCCAGCGCCGCCGTGCTGGAAAGCGACGGCGACCACCTCGAGGGCGCCGCCGAGGAGGAGGAACCTTGAGCACCTCCGATATCACTGCTCTGACCGAGATGCTCATCGAGGTCCGCCGCGAGATCGCGGAGCTGCGGCGCGAAGCGGCGAACATGATTCGCACCGGCACCGTCGCCGCCGTCGATCCGGCGCGCGGCTACCGCGTCGACATCGGCCCCGACGATCAGGGGCAACCGAAGCTCACCCCCTGGCTGCCGCATCCCGAGGCCGGCGGAGATCTCTTGTCGTGGGCGCCGTTGACTGTCGGCCAGGTAGTCACGCTGCTCTGCTCGCCGGGCGATCCGCGCAAGGCCGTGCTGCTGCGTAGCGGCTTCACCGACCAGTTCCGGGCGCCTTCGCAGAACCTCGAAGAGAACGTCGTCCGCTACGGCCAGTCGACTGTCGTCATGCGGAAGGAGAAGACCGAAGTGACGGTGGGCGACTCCTTCGCCGACCTGCGGCTCGACAAGGCGTTCGTCAAAGTCCGCTGGCCCGATACCACGCACTTCACCGACGTCGAGGTCCGTCGCGACAACATCATCCTCACGGTGCGCGGGCCGCAGGGTCAAGAGATCCGCCGCGTGTCGCTGGTCTGACCCATGGCAAGCGGCGTCATGGCGACACTGTCGGACCTGCCGACGGTGAAGAACCTGGACGAGCTCAAGGCCATGGACTACCGACCAGCCTCGATCGATGTCGCCGGCTTCGCCGAGCCCGGCGACGGCTGGGGTGGCGCCTTTCAGTGGTTTGAAGGAGACACCTCGCCGGCCGACGACATCCTGACGATCGAGCGTCCTGACGGCCGCTACAAGCGGACGCTCCCGAATGGGTCGGTCGATCCGGCGTGGTGGATCGCGGCGGGGCAGAGCCCAGGCAGCGCCATTGCGGCAGCGCTGGCAACGGGCAAGTCCGTGGAGATGTCCGACGGTCGCTATCCGGTCGCGGCTTCGATCGTGCTCTCTCATCCGGGGCAAATGCTCCGGGGGCAGGGCGCCGATACGATCCTGGAGCTGGAAGGCGACTTCGATCTCTTCGTCTTCAGCGGCAATGTCGAGGGCTGCGAGGTTAGCGGCTTCCGCATCAATGGCGCCGGTCATACCGGCGGCTGCCTGTTCGCCATCCGCAGCGCGCATCGTGTGCTTGTCGAGAATATAGAGGGCTATGTCGGATGGAGCGGCCTCCACGTCGAGGGCGCCAACTTCACGACTTTCCGCGACGTCTTCATCTACGGCCTGATCGGCGAGTACATGATCCAGGCCTACGGCACACCGACGCTGCGCAGCGACGTGATCACTTTCGACAACGTCATCATCAGCGCCTTGCCGTTCCTGCCGCCGGAGGAGCGGCCCTGGGGCGTCATCCACGACGGCAACGTCCACACCGTCGATGGCGACGCGCTGCGCCTGGTGAACCCGCGTCGCGGCGCATGGATCAGGGCGACCGCGCCGGGCGGCAACGTAGAGAGCCAGACAGCCCCCTCATTCTGGGCGGTCAACAACTTCCAGGTCGATTTCCCAACCTATCAAGCCTTTTACGCGGAGGCCGGCTGGGCGCTCAAGTTGTCCAACAGCTACCTTTGCAACTCCCTGATGACGGAGAACGTCTATATCGGCTCCGGCGTGCTGATGGGCAGCATCATCGGCGGCGATGTTCTCGGCGGCGCCAAGGAAGGCATGGTGATCGGCGCCAGGGACTTCCAGGTCGTCGGCTTGACGGTCAACAGCAACAGCTGGGGCGTGGGGAACTTCGGCAAGCATGCTGCTGTCAGGGTGCTCGGATCGGCGCGCGGAATCACGTTCGCGGGCGTCAATGCCGGCGCCATCGATATCGGCGGCATCTCGCACGCGATCGGCCTCGACATCGAGGAGGGCGCCGAAGACATCAAATGGTCTGGCGGCAATCTCGCCGGCAACCTGACGCCGTGGCGCGACCGCAGCGGCAGCGACAAGAACTCGGTCGATGCCGCAGGCTCACGGCATTCTCTCATCCAGGGCGTCTTGATCTCGCGCGAGGTCGGCCTTGGTGCAACGTTCGAGGCGGTCGTCACCGACGGGGAGGTTTCGGGGACGGTTACCTATGGTGGGCGCAAGTACGATCCGGCCCAGCCACCGGTTCCGTATGCGCTCGATTATTCGTCGACGCCGGGCTCCGGATGGACCGGCCACGTCGTCATCTCGGCGGCTGGCGTCATCACCGACTTGGTAACCGACACGCCAGGGGTGGGCTACGACCCCGATCAGACGGTGATTGGGCTGATCCATGTCGGCTCGTTCCCGATTGTTCAGCCGTACGCCAACGACGCTCAAACCACGATCGCAGCCTCGGGCGCTGGCGCGGTGTTGCTGAAGAACGGTCAAGGCGCGCTGGCGAACTTCGTTAACCTGCCGGCAAGCGTCAACCACTGGACGATGTACGGGACACCAGACGGCGTGGCACCGGTCTTCGCGACGGAGGGTCCGCCCGAGGCTTCGGTCAGCGGCATCTTCACCCTGCAGGGCTTCGGCGCGCTCTACGTCACGAACGCCGGCGGCACCCTGCTCGAGTGCTGGAACTATCCGGACTCCATCGAGCACGTCCAGATCATCGGCGGTCCCGGCTTCTCATTCCCGGCGACGGTGACGGTTTCCAGTCCGAATCCGGACGCTGTGCTGAAGGTCGCATCGAAGGGCGCCGCTTTGCTGGACCTCGGAATCAAGATCGAGGCTACGGCCGGCGCCGCGACGGGCACGTTCGGTCGATTGCTGATCGACGGCGTCCCGTACCGCCTCGCGCTGCTGGCGGATAGTTAGGCGGGAGGCGGGATGTGCCGGGATTTGGGATCAACCGCGTCACCGGCGCTCCGCTGTCAGGCTGGGAGCACACCGTCCAGTCCATTGACGTCATCTTCACGACCAGCATCGGCGAGCGTGTCATGCTGCGGCACTTCGGATCGTCGGCGCCGGTGCTGCTTGGCAGGGCGATGACGGCGCCGAACGTGCTGCGCTTCTGGTCGCTGATCGCGATCGCCATAGACCTTTGGGAGCCGAGGTTCCGCGTCGTTCGCGTCGGCATCGCCGAGCAGTCGGCAGAGGTCACGCGCCGGGGCGAGATGACATTCGAGGTTCACGGCGAATACCGGCCCAACGCGCACCTCGGCGATCTAACGCCCGAGGGCCCCGTGCGGAGGATCCTGTTGTGACGAGATTTTCCGCCACCGCGCTCGACCTGTCGCGCATCAGCCGTTCGGCCCTGTGGCCGGAGCGCTCCTTCGCCGACATCGAGCTGGCCCGCATCGCCGACCTCAAGGCGCGCTTCGCGGTCGCCGGCATCCCCTTCGACGTCGAGCAGCTCGAGACCGACCCCAGCAGATATTTGCAGCAATCATCCGCCTATCGCGAGCTGCTGACCCTCTACGCAATCGACGACGCCCAGGCAAACGTCCTGCTGGCGTTCGCGATCGGGGCCTACCTCGACAAGCTGGGCGATCTTCACGTCACGCCTCGCCTCGAGGGCGAGAGTGACGACCGCTACCGTGCCCGGATCCAGCTCGCGCCGGAAGCCTTCGCGGCGGCCGGCACGCCCGGCGGCTACATCTACCACGCGACCCAGATCAGCACCGACGTCCGCGATGTCGGTCTTACCGTGCTCGATCGCGGCAAACCGAGCGTCATGGTCGAGCTCGTCATCCTCTCCGCAGCGGGCAACGGCGCGCCGTCGACCGCGCTGGTGCAGGCGGTGCGCGACCGCGTCACCCGAGACGATATCAAGCTGTTGACGGATACCGTCGTCGTGCGCGGCGCCGTGATCGTCGAATACGACGTCGTCGCCACGCAGTACATCCGCCCCGGCCCCGATCCCAACCTCGTGCGGACGCTCGGCACCGATGCCCTGCGCAAGGCCGCCGATCGCCTCAAGCGAATCGGTGGTGACGTGCCACGCAATGCCCTCGATGCCGCGTTGTACGTCCCGAACGTCGACCGCGTCGAGGTGCAGTCGCCTGCCGCCGACATCAACACGCAGCGCCACCAGGCGGCCCACCTGCGCGACATCACACTGAAGACCGTCATCGTCAATGACTGATCCCGTCTCGCTGCTGCCCCAGAACGCGACGCCTTGGGAGATCGCACACGAACTGACCGACGCCACCCGCTGGGCCGGGCTCGATCCTGCGGTGATCAGCCGGACCAAGGACGCGCTGCTGGTCGACGAGAGGCTACTGCCGGTCCTCGCCTGGGAGCGGTCGGTCGATATCTATTACGACGGCCAGTCGCTCGGACAGCGGCGCCTCGTCACCAACGAGTCCTATGCGCTGCACCGCCTCAAGGGCACCAAGGCGGGCCTGAAGCGATACATCGAATTGGCCGGCGGCAAGGTCCGGCGCATCATCGCCCCGCCGCAGCGCGCCTTCCCTGGGCGCAGCATGACGGCGGTGGAGCGTGCGGCGTGGCTGGCCAAGTTCCGGCAGCTCCGCGTCTACAAGTACCGGGACCGCGGCATCTCGCGCCACGGCCTCTATATCGGCCGCAACAAGACGGTGGTCTTCAGCGACCGCGCCAGCATGCCCGCCTCGGCGGCCTGCCTGACCGCGATCAACAGCGCCGAGTTCATCGGTCGCCGCGCCTTCCTTCGGGACGGCAACACCGAAACCGCGCTCAAGGTGTGGACGCGCCGGGTGACAGGCCAGGACAAGACCGTCGCGCTTTACGACTGGATCGTCCTGCCGGGCCATCTCAATGGCTGCTGGTTCATGAATCAGAAGAAGGCCCACCTGGTCCCGACGTCACGCGATCCGATCGCCACCCGCACCCTGTCGGTGAGGACGGGAGAGCGCACCTACCGCGACTCGCAGGTATCCTTTGATGATCGGACCCTGACGCCGGGTGGGCGTCCGATCCTGCTCAATCCGGAGCGTGTTGCGGAGCGCGGTGTTGTGAAGCCCGGCGAATGGTATCTCGGGCGGCCGCAGGCGCATTACGTGCCGCGCAACCGCGACCAGGCACCGGAACATCTCTTCGAGCGGCTCTACCTGCACGAGTTCGGGCGCGGCCCGATCCCGCGACCGGCAACGGCGCGGTTCTTCATGGGCCACGACTACATGCTGTTTCCCGCCTACAACGCCCGCGCTCTGGTCGAGATCAAGCTCAAGCTGCCGGCCCGCTCGTTCCTGGGGCGCTGGAAGTTTTTCGGCGGCTACCTGCACCGCGCCGACATGGCGCCGCTCTGGCGCATCGCCGACGCCGCCCGGTCCGCCAAGTCCGCCCGCGACCGCGTCCTGCTCGACACCCGCGCTCACGCCAAGGCGACGGCACGCTTCAACCTGCTGGCTGGCGACGTCATCGCCGGTCAATACGTGGAGACCCTGTAAATGGAAAAGATCGTCAATTTCCGCGACGACCAGGCCGTCCAGCAGGAGGACTTCGCCAACCTGCAGACGTTCGTCCGCCAGTCGATCGACGATGTGGTGAAGGACGGCATCGACGGCGACCGGAAGTATGCCGGACTGACGGTCGCGCAAACCGGACCGACGACGGTCACCGTTGACCCCGGCCGGCTCTATTCGGCCGGTGCAGTCTACGTGATCGAGGCGTCGAGCGTTATCGCCATGCTCTCGAAGCTTCCTGTCGTCACCGAGAAGATCGCCACGATCGTGGTGTGGGGGTCGACGGAAGAGGAAGATATCCAGCCGCGCGCCTTCCTGGTCAACGTCGACGAGAACGGCCAGGAGGTGTTCGAGCCGTCCGAGGTGACGATGCGCACCGTGCGCCGGCTCAATGTCGACGCCGTCTATGGTACCGAGAGCGCGTCGCCACAGCGCGGCGCGATCTCGTCCTCGGTGCTGCCGATCTGCGATGTCCTGCTCGATACCTCCGGCGTCGTCTCCGTGACGATGGACGAGACGACGAAGCTGTCCTCGGTCGCCGAATGCAAGCTGCTGATCGACCTCCTGCAGGACTGGCAGGAGGAGAGCGCCATCGTGATCGATGGTCTCCGCTCCGACATCTCCCGCCTCGAGCGGAAGATCCCGGCAGACCCGGCGCCGACGCTGGATGCCATCATGCGCATGATCGACGATCTGACGCACAAGCTGAACAAGCCGCCGACGGCCGTCGAGACCTTTATCGATCGTTTCCGCAACGCCGACGAGAGTGATCCCGGGCACGCCGGGTATGCGGCGACGATCGACGACGGCCTGACCTTCCCGCCGAGCGGCACGCAGCAGATCGCGCTGTCGCTGCTCAACCCCCTGGAGCCGCGCGTCGCGACCACCAGCAACATCACGCTGCCTGCGCATACCGAGGTCGAGCAGTCGATCGTCGACCCGAAGTGGGCGTTCGGTCACGTCCTGATCACCAACTACCCGATCGTCACGCTGAATTATGTCCGCTGCCATCTGTCGCGCCGGTCCGTGCGCTACGGCAACCGCTGGTATTCCGAGATCGCGTCGCCGGCGAACGCCTATACGGTGCTGACGAACTGGCTCGGCCGGACCGTGGCGCTCGACCCGGAGAGCATCTATGGCGTCGCCGAGCTGGCCCGCCGGCCGGAACTGTCGTGCCTGCTGATCAAGCGTGGTGGCGGCGAGCTCTACACCCATCGCTGGGACGACTTCTGGCGCTACGAGCGCCTGGAGCATCTCGACTGCCGCAAGGGCCACCGCTGGCGGCAGGACTGCTACCGGCGTCCCTACTGGCGGGCCGTGGTGAGCACGTCGTCCGGAGCCGGCGCCGCGGTGGCACAGAGCTGGCTGCAGCCGGCGACGAAGTGGTTGAAGTCGGTCCGGCTCTATTTCCGCGACAAGGCGGCATCGGGCGACCTCACGGTGTCGATCTGCGAGACCTTCCCCGACGGTTCGCCGGACGAGACCAAGGTGATCTCCTCGGGCTCGCTGGTGGTTGCCAGCGTCAACACCGGGCTGGCCGGGGTTCGCATTCCGGTCATCCCCTGCATCGTCGAGGCCGGTCAGCGCTACGCGATGATCATCTCGACTTCGGGCGCGCATTCGTTGCGCCGGGCGACGGACTACCGGTATTCGCAGGGCGCGCTCTGGTATCGCACGTCCTCGGATGTCTGGGTCGACAGCGCATTGTCGGACATCTGCTTCAAGCTCGGCACGGCGAAGTTCACATCGACGCGGCAGGAAGTGCAGATGACGTCACCGCAGCTCGTCGGCGGCATCTCGGATATCCGCGTCGCCGCTGCGGCCTACGAGCCCGAAGGGTCGAGCCTCACGATCGAGGTGCAGACCGGCGGCGTCTGGCGCGAGCTTGATGACGACGACGAGATCGACGCTCTGACCGGCGGCCCTGCGGTGGTGCCGCTGCGCCTGGTGTTCAACGGCACCTATGACATCCAGCCCGGCATCGATCTCACGCAGAGCGAGGTAGAGAGTACGGCGACCGCAACGGCGTTCGAGCACTGGTCGGTGGAGTATGAGCCCGCCAACCCGACCGATCGTGTCGATATCGTCACCGTGATCGAGGGCTGGAAGGCGGCGAGCCACACGCTGACGTGTGATCTCACGATCGGTGGGACGCCGGCCGGTGTCGACGCCACGACGACGGAGGTCGATCCGCTCGACCCCAGCAAGGTCAAGATCACGTTCCAGTTCAACCTGACCGACGCGGCGGACTTCACGATCAAGCTGGTCGGCGGTACCTCAGCCGGCAACGGCTTCTTCGAGGTTGTCGAGCGGCGCGCCCACATCTATCCGGGTGCGTAAGTAGATGCGCCGCTCTGACGCCTACCGCATCGTCGACGGCCAAACCCGGCTGAACGGGGAGACGCTCAACCGCATCTTCGGCGACCTCGACACGCGCCTGGACGCCGTGGAGAAGATCCGCGCCGTGCTCGATGCCGAGGTCAATTCGTTGGTCGAGGTTGGGCTCGCCCGCGTCAACGAAAGCCTGGGGCCGCTGATCGCCGACGTGACCGCGGCGACCGAACTCGGCTTCCTGATTGGCCAGTCGGAGAGCGACGTCGAGCTGATCGCCGACCAACCGGCGGGCTTGGTGATCTCCGAAGCGAACCGGGCCGTTTTCCAGCCGCCACCGTTCCTGGTGGCGATGGTCAACAGCGATGTCAGCAAGTACGCCGTCGTGCAGCGCACCGCCTGGGACCGGGTGAGCGGGCTGCTCACTGTTCAAGTGCTGTTCGTGCATGGTGGCGATCCCAACATCCAGTCCGACGACTGGACCGTCGCCGGGTCGGGCGGAATCGTGCCGCTCTTCATCGAGCTTGGCGATCAGGTCACCGCCGACAAGATGACGGTCGCCGCCGACAAAGCCATCGTTGCCGCGGACAAGGCTATCGTGGCCGCCGACAAGGTGACGGTCGCGGGTTACAAGGATGCAGCGGCGGCCTCGGCTGCTGCTGCTGCTGCGTCGGCCATCGCAGCCGATACCTGGGATCCGGAAAACTACTACACCGAGACCGAAGCCGACGCTGCCATCGCCGCCGCGATTGCCGCCATGGTCGACTCGGCGCCGGCAACGCTCGACACCCTGAACGAAATTGCGGCCGCGCTCGGCGATGACCCCGATCTCGCGGGTACTCTGACCACCGCCATTGCCGCCAAGGCGCCGCTGGCGTCGCCCACGTTCACCGGCACCGTCACCGTGTCGTCCGGGGTGTTGGCCTTCTCCCTGCCGAACTTCTACATCACTGAGGTCGGCGGCATCAATCCAGCGGTGGTTTTCGACGCCAACGATTACCTGTTCTACGATCGCGCGACCGACGTCCTGACCTTGAATATTGGCGGCGTCGAGAAGTGGCGCGTCGATGCCAACGGCAATATTGACATCGCCGGCACCCTCCCGGCCACCAAGCTCAGCGGCTTCGAAGACGTCTCCTCCGCCTTGGTCGCGCTCACCGATGCTTCTCCGGTCGCCGTCGACTGGTCTGCCGGCATCAATTTCTCGCTGACGGTGACCACCAATCGGCAGCTCGGCAATCCGACCAACGTTCAGGTCGGAACCTTCCGTACGATCACCATTCTCGGCAACAGCACGACGGATAGGACGATCACCTTCGGCTCTAACTACAAGAACGTGCCCACGATCACGGACTGCGACAACGCCAGGGCCTATACGCTGACCCTGTTCGCCAGGACGGCGACCTCGATCGTGGTCACGGCCGTGGGATACGCGATCTGACATGCTGCCCGGGTTTCCCCACTTCTGGGCTTCGAATCTCCTGGTCGATGTCACCGCGACCGGAACGATCGGCTTTCCGCCGTGGGCTACGAGGGCATCGCTCTACGCGATCGGCGGCGGCGGCGGTGGTGGCGGCGCAGACGGCAACACCGATACCGGCGGCGGTGGTGGCGGCGGCGGCGAGTGCCGGCTCCTTCTCGCCCAGTCGCTCGTCGGCCACACGGATTTTCACGTCACCATCGGTGACGGCGGTACCGCCGGCGCCAGCGGTGGCGGCAATGGCGGTGATGGTGGCGACACGATCATCAGGTGGGACACCGTGGGCGGCGCTACCGTCCTCCAGGCGAATGGCGGGGCGCACGGCAACGGCAGCGATCTCACCGCCACCGGCGGGGCTGGCGGCACCGGTGGAACGGGCGGCAGCGGCTTCGCAGGCGGCGAGGGCGGCGACTCGCCCAGTGTGAACGGCGAGGGCGGCGGTGGCGGTGGCGCTGGGAACACGTCGGGTGCCGGCTCGAATGGAGGAAATGGCCCGGCATCTGGCTCCGGCGGCACCGCTGGAAGTGCTGGGTCGGGCGACCTGCCAGCCGGCGCTGGCGCCACCGGCGGTCTCGCCGATGTTGGCAACCCCGGCAACAACTACGGCGGCGGTGGTGGCGGCGCCGGCACGTCAACTGAGCCCGATGCCGGTGGCGCCGGTGCGCCAGGCTTCGTCCGCGTCATCTTCACGTAGCAAGGAAACGCCATGCCCGACCGCAGCGCAGTCAACCTCGTAGGCCAGACGATCGAGATCACCGACGTCGAGGACATCGTGATCACCGAAACCGTCTCGCACGACGACGGCGGCTACGTGCGCTCGATCAGGATCTTCGGGCTGCCGCACGGCGCGGGCGGCGCGGCCGTCTGCGAGCTCATCGTGCGCGGCACTACCCAGGCGAAGATCGCGGTGACCTCGCCGGAGCGCGACTTCTAGCACCCACCTAAGGGAGTCTCTGACCATGGCTGACAAGCCCGTCGTCCGGAAGGGCGACCTATTCGAAGTCGGCAACGACACCGTCGTCGACCAGGACATCTCCACCCACGAGTGGAAGGTCTACAGGAAGAACGACGCAGGGCGGTTCATGCCCGACGGCGGACCGTTCGACACGTCGGCGGCGGCCATTGCGCACGCTCAGACGATCGCCGCCTGAAGCGCGCACCAAGGAGAATGATCGATGGCCAACAACGTTGCCAGCCGTGTGCTCGACAATGGTCTTTCGGTTTTGGATACCGAGGCCGATAAAATCGTCATCTGCAGCCAGGAACCGACCACCTACACCGAGGCGAACTCGACATACGCCCTGGGAAACAAGACCTTCAGCGCCGGCGGCGCCTTCGGCTCGCCGGCCGCCGGCTCGCCCAACGGCCGCAAAGTCTCCTCGACCGCCATCACCGACGGCAGCGTCACGGCCACGGACGACGCGACGCACTGGGCTGTGGTCGACACCGCCAACTCGAGGCTGCTGGCCGTCGGCTCGCTCAATGCGCCCCAGGCGGTGACGTCCGGCAACACGTTCCAGCTGCCGAGTTTCGATGTCCGACTTCCCTCGGAAGCCTAATGTCGCCGATCCAATCTATAGATATTAGGGTTGCTTGAGAGGGGGCCAACCATGTCGGAGAGACGTGTTCAGGCGCCTGTCTGCGATCAGATCGACGCTGTCGTTCGGGACGCCGCTCTTACGACGGCGGCAAAGCGTTCGCGCGCCATGAACGTGCGCGGCGAGGGCTGTTTAGCGGCGCTGCGGGCACTTGGTCTGCCGCACACGATCAGACGGAGCACGCGACGCGGCGAACTGGCCGTCACCATCGAGGCGGCAAGCCATCCGTTGGTAGGCGGAACTTTGCATCGGAATGCCGTGCGGTTGAGGATTGCAGTGGCGCTCGACGGCAATCCTGTCGACGTCGACCCCGACCGCATATTCGTGAACCCGCCGCTACGAAATATCGTTGATGACGGCGACAACGAGACGACTGTAACCGAGACGGGTATCGACAACGTCGAACATCAGCGCACCTATCGCTGGCGGGAAGCACCGGCTGCAATCCTGGTCGCGGAACTGATGCGCCAAGTCATGGTCGCTGTGAGATGACGACGCTCACAGCCTACTCGAATGTCAGTGACGGCTACGTCTACTGTCAGTCCACTACGTATGCGACGGCACGTTCTGGTGGTGGTTCGCTCGGCGCGGATAGCAGCCTGACCTTCTTTTACGCTGGGCAGTACAAGACTGGTCCGACCTACCTCGTCCTTCAAGGTTTTTTGGCATTCACGACGTCATCCATTGGCGCAGGGTCGTCAATCAGCTCAGCCACGCTCTCGCTGGTGCCTGACTTCGACGGCAGCACTGTCGACTGTGTGATACAGGCGCGAGCCAACGGCTTCGGTGGCAGCGTCACGACCGCTGACTTCGTGCCGGGCGCCAACCTGTCCGCCCTGACGCTTTTGGCGAGCCGCAGCACGTCGACGATGGGGTCCGTCGGCACGCGATATGACTTCACCAGCGAAGCGGCGTTTCTGTCTGCGATCAACAAGACCGGCGACACCGAAATGATCATGGTGTCGGACTTGATGGTCGCCGGGACGGCTTCGACCAGCGCCGATTATCAAACGTATAGATCGGGCAACTACACCGGAACGACGAACGATCCGAAGCTGATCGTCGAGTACAGCGAGGGGCCGACAGAGCACGAGCTCGACGCCGATGATCTCGCTACCGCCGAGCCGGCGCTCGACACGCCGGCGCTGACGCAAGTCCACACGCTGGCGGCGGCCGGCCTTGCGACAGCCGGACCTTCGATCAGCACGCCGGCAATCACGCAGGCGCACGTCCTTGCGGCGGCAAGCCTCGTCCCCACCGGCGGCCCGGAGCTGGGCGCACCTGCCCTGACGCAGGATCACCAGCTGGCCGCTGACGGTCTCGCGACGGCGGCACCGGACCTCGATACCCCGGCATTGACGCCGGTGCACATGCTGGTGGCGGACGGCCTTGCCACTGCGGCACCGTCGATCGACCCGCCCGCCATCACGCAGGCGCACGTTCTCCTGGCCACAGGCCTCGCCCCGTCCGGCCCGGTACTGGCATCCCCTGGCCTCACGCAAGTCCACACCCTCGACGCCGACCCGCTGGAGACGGGCGCCCCGGATCTCGGAACGCCGACCGCCGCGCACATCCACGTCCTGGCTGCCGACGCTCTGGTCCCTGCTGGGCCAGGCCTCGGTGAACCGGTGATTTCTCAGGATCACGTCCTGTCGGCGATGGCTCCGGTCACCGCGCCGCCGGCTCTCGGGACGCCCGCACTCGCCCAGGACCATCACCTCGAGGCCGCCGACCTGGCCACGGCCGTCCCGGTGATCGCCACCCCCGGCCTGGTGCAGGGCCACGAGCTCGCCGCCGGCACCCTCGAGACGGCCGGGCCCGTGCCGGGCGCCCCGGCGCTGTCGCAGCATCATCAGTTCACGGCCGACCCGTTCACCACGGCGGCGCCGACGATCCCGAGCCCGGCGATCAGCCAGTTCCATGGGCTGACTGCCGAGGCGCTGGCCACGGCTCTGCCGGCGCTCGCCACGCCGGCGCCGACGCAGCATCACAGCCTTGTCGCGGCTGACCTGGAGACCGCCGCGCCAGACCTCGGCCAGCCAGCCTTGGTGCAGGAGGGCACCCTTGTGGCAACGCCGCTGGTCAGCGCCGCTCCGATGCTCGGCCAGCCGGTGTTGACGCAGGACCATCAGCTCGCGGCGGCAGGGCTTGCGACGGCCGGGCCGGACCTCGGGCAGCCCGCACTCGCCCAGGCTCACATCCTCGCCGCGGTCGACCTGGAGGCGGCCGGCCCGGAGCAGGGGACGCCGGCAATCGGCCAGGCGCACGTGCTGGTCGCCGGCTTCACCACGGCGGCACCGTCGCTCGGCGCTCCGGCGCTCAGTCAGATCCACGTCCTGTCGGCCGCGACGTCCACCACGGCCGCCCCATCGATTGCAACCCCGGCGCTGGCGCAAGACCACGCGCTCGCAGCCACTGACCTCGAGACGGCACCGCCAGCCCTCGGGGCGCCACCGCTGACCGGCGTCGTCACCCTCGAGGCCGACGACCTCGAAACCGCCGCTCCGGCAATCGACACGCCAGAGCTGTCGGTCCGCAGCAACCTCGTCGCCAACGACCTCGTCGCAGCGACACCCGACGTCGACACCCCGGCGCTGGCCCAGGTGCACGTCCTGGTCGGCGTCAACCTCGTCCCGGCGCTTCCGGTCCTCGGGCTCGCTCTCCTTCGCCAGAGCCACATGCTGGCCAACGACAACCTCGACCTGTCGCCGCCGGTGCTGGCGACACCGGCGCTCGCCGGCGGCGACAGCAACCCGGAGCGGCTGTCGATCCGAGGCGGCGCGCGACGCGAAGCCGTCAGCGGGCGTCACGGCCAAACCATCCGCGGCGGCGGCCGACGTGAACGACTGAGGGCCTGAACCATGTCGCGACGCCAGGACATCGCCTTCCATCTCGGCAGCACCTGGGAGATCGAGTGCGAGGTCCGCAATGCCGACGGGGACTTAATCGAGATCTCCGCTGCTGAATGGCGGCTGGCCGATCAGTCCACGAACATGGTCAAGGCGACGATCGGCGACGGCATCACCGTCACCGGGCCCGGCCGTTGCGTGGTGCGGGTGACGCCCACGATGCAGGCCGCGGTGGTGGCCGGCAATCATGTCCACGAGCTCTGGGTGCGCGAGGCCGTGACGCTGGTCGAGAGCGTGCAGGTCGTCGGCTCCGCCAACATCGTCCGCAGCCTGAAGAAGAAGTTTCCCTAGATCGGCCTCCCGACAGGCCCGACCCCGACCCGCCATGTGGCGGGTTTTTCATTGATTGGAGGCAACCTTGACCACGCCAGTTTTTGGAGCCGTCATCGAGCGGCCGGAGACCGAAGTCCTGCCGCTGATCGGCGCCGATTTCAGCAAGATCGGCATCGTGACCAGCTCGGACGACGCTGACAATAGCGTCTTTCCGCTCGGCGTCGCGGTGCGCTTCTCGAGCAACGACCAGAACTTCGTGGCCGCCGCCAAGATCGGCACCGGCTTCCTGGCCGATGCGATCCGCGGCATCAACGACCAGCTCGGCAGCATCGGTGGTGCCGCCGATGTGATCGCGGTCCGCATCGCCCACAACGCGACGATCTCTGTGGCTCACCAGAACGTCGTCGACGGCCTCGCCGTGCTGCGCGACTGCCCGGCGGTGGTGAACGCGACGCCGCGCATCATCATTTGCCCGGGCTATACCTCGCAGGTCGATAGCGTCGGCGGTGATACCACGGTCCAGTCGGCGGCGAAGGCCGGTGGCAACACCGGCAACGGCGCGCTCACGCTCGCCACCCCAGCATATGGCACCGGCGTCAAGCCCGGCATCTATCAGGTCCGTATGACCGGTGGCGCCAAGTCGGCGTCGGCTGAAGCCGATGCAGGCAACACCGGCGACGGCACCGTGGGCTCGTTGACGGCCGATAGCACGGCGCCGGTCGGCGACTGGACGGTGCGCTGCGTCGTTGCCGCCGCGAACGGCGGCTCGTTCATCGTGATCCGCCCCGACGGCACCGTCGACCCCGGCGTCGCCGTGGTGGGCTCGGCGTACAACGGCACGAACGGCCTCAACTTCACCATCGCCGATGGCGACGCCGATTTCATCGTCGGCGACGAATTCACGGTGACGGTTGCCCATGCCATCCCGGCGGACGGCGGCGACTTCTCGGTCACCGATCCCGACGGCATCGTGCTCACTCCGGGCTCTGTCGCCGTCGCCTACAACGGCGTCGTCAAGTTCACGATTGCCGATGGCGGCACCGACTTCGCGGTCGGCGACGGCTTCGATCTCACCGTCACCATCGATGATCCCGATGTCACGGCCAACCCCGTCGTGGCGGCGCTGCCGGCGGCGCTTGATGGCCTCAAGGCTGTCGCCTTCGTCGACGGCCCCGACGCCTCGATGAACGCCGCCGTGAACTGGCGCGAGACGATCCAGTCCGACCGCATCATCGCGCTCGGCGTGTCGGTCAAGGTGCTGGAGGGCGCGTCGATCGTGACGCGGCCGGCATCGCCGCGCTTCGCCGGTCTGACGGTGCGCATCGACAACGCCAACGGCGGCCGGCCCTTCCAGCCGATCGCCAACCGCCCGATCTTCGGCATCGTCGGCACGAACCGCGCGATTCCGTTCTCGATCACCGATGGCGCCGTCGAAGGCCAGCTCATGCTGGCCGCCGACATCGGCGTCATCGTGCGCGGGGAGGTCGGTGTGGATTCGGCGATCGCCGACGGCGGCTTCGTCGGCATCGCGACGGACAGCTGCGCTGAGGGTGAACTCTGGGCGCAGTTTCACCAGGTACGCGGCGCAGACTACATCGCGGTGAAGCTGCTGCAGGCTGCCCGCCAGTTCCTCGGCAAGGCGGTCACCGCCGACATGGCCGAGGCCTGGCTGAACACCATCAAGTTCATGCTGCGCGACCACAAGGCTCAGAACGACATCCTGGGTTACACGGTCGAGTTCCAGAAGGATCTCAACTCGCCGGAGCAGGTCCGACTTGGCCACCTCACCGTGACGCCGCACATCGAGCCGGCGCCGGTGTTCAAGCTCGCGACGCATCGCGTGCTCCGCTACCGGCCGGCCGTCGACGCTCTCGTGGACGAGATTATCAGCCGTCTCGGCACCTCGGCCTGATCCGGCCGCCTCCCTCTCCCCCTCTCTCAATCCGTAGGAGACCACGATGCCTGCAACGGCGCAGCCGCTCTATGTCTTGGAGGCCGTCGACGTCCGCCGCGCCGACGAGACCGACCAGTCCCGCCGGCTCACGATCACCAAGATCGCGCTGCCGGAAGTCAAGCGGAAGATCACAAACTTCGCGCCTGGCGGCGGCATCGGCGAGCTCGCGATCGCGATGCCGCAGATCGACCCCATCATGCCGAAGTTCGAGCTGAAGGGTTACGACACCGACATCATCTCGCGCATGGGCTTCGCGACCGGCCAGCACGACAAGTGGTTGTTCGCCGGCGCTCTGCGCGACAAGCAGACCGGCAAGGCCATCCCGGCGCGCGCCGTGATCCAGGGCATCGTCTCGACTTGGACGCCGGACGAGAGCGAGCTCGGCGGCCTCGCCGGCTGCAACTACGAGATCAACGAGGTTACGCACTACGAGTTCTCGATCGACGGGACGGAATTATTCTATTTCGACTGGATGGAGGGCGTCGGTCGATCGGGCGGCGTCGACTGGTTCCAGGACGTCCGCACCGCGCTCGGGGTGTAAGAGCCCATGGCAACCACACTCAAACTCGCCCGGCCGGTCAACCACGACGGCAAGACCTACGAGAGCGTCGAAATCGACGAACCGACGGTGGGCGCAATCCGGGCGTTCGAGAAGGCCGCCCGCGAGGAGGGAGAGATTGCCGGCATGGTTGCCATGCTGGCCCTCGACCTCGGATGGCCGCAGGACGCGGTCGCCAAGATCCGCGCCAGCGACTTCAAGCGCATCTCGGACGCCATGGCCCCTTTCGTCGAAGCGTTGAAGCCCGCGGAGCCGCCCACTGGCGAGCCATCAGCGCCGACATCGTAGCCATTCTGCACATCCCGCTCGGTGATCTCCTCGAGGAGCGCTGGTCGGATGTGCTGGCCTGGCACGCCGAGGCTACTCGCATCGGCCGGGCTCAAGGACTGCCGATCATGGTGCTGGTCGAGGAAGCGCCGCCGCCCGTGGAAGCCGTCACTCCACTGGCGACGGACAGCGCGATCGATCCGCTCGCCGAGGCGAGGCGGCGGTTCGCAACGCACTGAGGAGACGTAGATGGCGACTCTGACCAGTTCGCTGATCGTCTCGCTGATCGACAGAACTACAGGCCCGGCGCGCGCCATCGCCCAGGGCATCAAGGGCATTGGCTCCGCCGTCGCGGGAGCGAACGCGGGCGGCCTGGCGCGGATCGCCGAGGCGAACTCCCGCGCGCTCGCCGGCATGCGGGCCTCGATGCTGGAGGCCGTCGCGGCGGCCTACGCGCTGCAACGCGCGCTCGCCGCACCGTTTCGCGCCGCCAGCGAATTCGAGACCATCCTGCTCGACATCGCGCAGAAGAGCGACCTTTCCGACGCCGCGATGAAGGCGCTGGGCGAGCGCATCCGGGCGCTGGCGCCGATCGTGAACAAGACGGCGCAGGAAGTGGCGGCGGGCATCGATGTCCTGACCTCCATGGGTCTCGATCCAGCGCGCGCTCTAGCGATTGCTCCAATGCTCGGCAAGGCGGCGACGGCCTATCGCGCTGACATGTCCGACGTCGCCAAGATGATCTACGCGGCGGTCGACAACCTGAAAGTGCCGGTCAGCGAGACGACAAAGTTGCTCGATGCCCTGGCACAGGCGGCGAAGGAGGGCGCCTTCGAGTTCAAGGACATGGCTCAGGCATTCCCCAGCATCGCCGCGATCGGCCAATCGATCGGCGAGAAGGGGCTTACTGGTGCCACGCGCCTTGCCGCTGCGCTGGAAACCGTGCGCAAGGGCTTCGGCAGCAGCGAGCAGGCCGCGACGGGCCTGCGCGACGTGCTCATAAAGTCGACGAGTGACGAGATCGTCAAGCGGATGAAGAAGGGGGGAGTCGACATCAAGAAGGTGCTCGCCGAGGCGCGGAAGAACGGCGAAGACATCATGGAGACGCTGGCCACGGCGACCATGAAGGCGGTCGGTGGCGATCAGTCCAGGATCGGCGAGATATGGACCGACAAGGAAGCTCGCATCGCGATGGAGACCTTCGTCGCGAATTGGGCAGAGTACCGCCGTATCAGGGAGGCGGCCTTCAAGGCGACGGGTATCGTCGAGGACGACTTCAAGCGTCGCATGAAGACGGCGGCGGCGCAGATGGACGCGCTGATGCTCGCGGTCAACGACCTCGGCATCACCATCGGCGAAATCCTGATCCCGCCGGTGCGCGAATTGATCGCCGTTATGAAGCCGGTCATCGAGAGTGTGCGCGACTTCGCCAAGGCGCACCCCGAGCTGGTCGGCAACGCTATCAAGGCGGCGACGGCGCTGATCGGTCTGACGATCGCGGGGCGCGCGGCGCGCTGGGCGCTCCTGTTCATGCGCGGCGGCGTCCTCATGGTGGCACAACCGCTGCTTGCCGCCACGATGGCCGTGGCATCGTTCACTAAAGCTCTTCTGATCGCGCCCGTCATCGGTGCCGTGACTCGTTCCCTCGGCTTCCTGAAAGCCGCCTTCGTGGGCGCCCGCGGTTCGGCGCTCGGCATGCAGGCCGCGCTGCTGCTGTTCACCGGCGCCAGTGGGCTCAAAGCGGCGGCCGTCGGCTTCCTCGGTCTACTTAACCCGTTGCGTCTCGTCACTGCCGCGATGCACGCCCTCAAGTTCGCCGTCATCGGTACCGGCATTGGCGCCATCCTGGTCGCCATCGCCGCGGCGGGAACCTTCATTTACAACAACTGGTCCGGCCTCGGCGAATTCTTCAAGTCGTTCGGCCAGGCCTTCATGGCGGCCCTTGGTCCGTTGGCCCCGGCCGTCCAGCCACTCATTGGTGCCGTGCAATGGCTGTGGGATACGGTCTCCGGTTTCCTCGGCGAGATCAGCCCCGCCACATGGGCGCAGTGGGGCGCCGCCGCCGGCACCGCTGTCGGCAATCTGGTCCGAGACGTCATGGATCTGCCCGGCCGGATCGCCGCGCTCGGTGAGGAACTCTACAACAGCGCGACCTCATGGATGGGCCGGATGTACGACGGCGCCGTCGAGGGAGCCAAGAAACTTGGCGAGTTCTTTGCCTCGATCCCGCGAATGCTTTTCGAGCTAGGTGGCGATGCCGGTGTCCAGTTCTATGAGCGAGGCGTCCTATGGATGAACCAGCTTTGGGAGGGTCTCAAGGCGAAATTCGAATCCATGATGGAATGGGTGCGCGGAATCGGCGGAAAGATTGCCGACGCGATCGCGGAGGCAATGCCGAGCTTCGACGGCGTGAAGGGATGGATTGCCAAGAAAATCGGCATTGGCGGCAGCGAAGACGAGAAGAACGAGAAGAAGCCCGAAGCGTCGAACGACAACACGACGACACCGGCGCCGACCAGGCGGCAGCGCGCTCCGCTGCGCATTATCGGAAACCCTGAGGAAGCTCCGCCTCAGACGCCAACGTCGGCGATGCGACGGCCGCCACCGCCGGCGGAAGCCTCGGCAGGCGTGCAACTAGAGCAGCTTAACCAGACCGTTGGCCCTGCCGCCGATCTGTCGGGTCTCGCGAAGCTCAATCGGGCGCTCGATGAGACGCAGCGAAAAATCGACCGCATCAACGGCTCGCAGATCTCGGTCGGCACGGCTGGCGGCGGCTCAGTCGTCCGTCGCGTCGTGCGCGGCGAGCACTCCGACGCGGGGATCTGACCCATGTTGCTACAGATTGGCCCCGTCACGATCGATACGCGGCCTTTCAGCGCCGACACTGTCGGCCGCGAGACCGCCGCCGACTTCGCGGCGCACGAGCTGCTCGGCCGTCGTCGCGGGCGCGAGTTCGTCGGTGTCGGCGACGAGACCCTGACCGTCACCGGCACCATCATCACGATCCGGCCGGAGCTCGACGGCTCCGAGGAGCTGGAGCAACTGCACGGCGCCCGCGAAGCCGGGGCACCGATCTACGTCATGCGTGGTGACGGCGCCGCCCTGGGCTGGTTCGTGGTCGACGCCATCACGGAACGTCACGAGATGCTGCGGCGCGACGGCGTCGGCATGGTGATCCGCCACGAGGTCCGCATGACCAAGGTCGCCGACACGGGGCAGGGGTCGGCGCAGGGCCGGAACTTCGTCGACCCCGGCCATGCGCTGCTGAATTCGCTGATTTCTCTCTTCGGATGATGGGAGGCTGGCATCATGGAGCAGAAGCAGCCCCTCTATGTTCTGGAGGTGGTCGACGTCCGGCGTGCCGACGACGGGAGCCGTCATTTGACGATCACAAAGATCGTGCTGCCGGAGATCGTTCCCATCTTGCCCAAATTCGAACTCAAGCGCGACGAAGGCGATGCCTGAAACCTACATTGTCCGCCAGGAGGGATTGATGCTCGACCTGATCCTGTGGCGCCGCTACGGCCGTCGCGGTCAGACGCTGGTCGAGGCCACCCTCGGCATGAACGTCGGACTGGCGGCGCATGGTCCCATCCTGCCTTTCGGCATATCGATCCTCCTGCCGGACCTGCCGGCCGAGATCCGCGGCGTCATCGCACAACCCGTCGATCTCTTCGCGTGAGCGTTCTAAGCCGCCTTCAGGGTCGGGATCTTGGCGACGTCGACCTCCTGCTCGGCGCGCTCCAGGTCATAACGCTTCTGGAGATTGAGCCACAGGTTGGGGCCGTTACCGCACAGCTTGCCGAGACGGACCGCCATGGGAGCGGTGACGGGCTGCTTCTCGTCGAGGATGTCGTAAAGCGTCTGCCGCGAGATACCGAGCAGGCGGGCAATCTCGGTCTTCGGCTTGTCCAGGGCAGGGATGATATCCTCGCGTAGAAGCTCGCCGGGATGCATCGCGGGCAGACCACGCTTGATGGTGTGCTTGCTCATCAGTGGTAGTCCTCCAAATCAACATCGGTGACGTTCTCGCCGTCCCAGCCGAACGTGATACGCCAATTGCCTGTGACGCGAACCGAATAGCGGCCCTTGTCCTTCCCCGACAGGCCATGAAACCGATAGCCGGGGATGTTCAAATCTTCGGGCCGCTCCGCGTCGTCAAGAGCGGCCAGGATGCGGCCGACGCGGCGGTCATCTTGAACGCTCAAGCCGCGCGGCTTCCTAGTCTCAAAAAAGCGTTGCAGTGCCTTGTTCCGAAACGACTTGAGCATGGCCTTTATGTAGGGCAGCGGCTTACACGTGTCAAGCGTCGGCTTACAGGGGGTGGGCATTGACCGAACAGGCATGGAAAGCGGAATGGTCGGTATCGATCGACGGCCGCGACATCTCATCCAGGCTCAATCCCTACCTCGAAAGCATCGAGGTCGTCGACAAGGACGGCACTTCATCTGACACCTGCCGGCTCACCCTCGACGACACCGAGGCCCAGATCAAGCTGCCGCGCGCCGGCGGGCTGATCGCCGTCGCACTGGAGGGGATCGAAGTCTTCCGTGGCACCATCGACGAAATCCAGTCCACGGGCGCCCGCGGGCAGGGCCGCGTCGTCACGGTCAGCGCCAAGGGATTCGACAGCCGCGGCAAGGTCAAGGCGCCGTTGAATTTCCATAGGGACGACGTTTCGATGCAGACCTTCCTGGACGATGCGGCGCGCCGTGCCGGGCTGGCGAGGATCGTCGTCGATCCGGCCTTCGGGAGCATCGTCCGCGACTACTGGTCCGCGGACGGAGAGTCGTTCGTCCATCTCGGAGAACGGCTGGCCCGCGAGTTTGGCGGCACCTTCAAGGTCCGCGCCGACCGGGCGGTACTGGCGCGGCGAGGGGAGGGGATGACTCCCAGCGGCCAGCCGATGCCGAGCCTCACCGGCACCTATGGCGACAATCTCATCTCGTGGGACATCTCGCCCTTCGTCGGCCGGCCGCGCGGCAAGAAGGCCAGGGTGAAGTTCTACGACCGGGCCAAGGCGCGCTACGAGACTCGCGAGGTCGAGATCGAGGCCACCGAGTACAGCCCGACCGACCAGGCAGCGATCCAGGAGGCGATCGAGCAGACCGGCAGGAGCCCGCGGCCGTACACGCCGCAGGAGTTGTCGATCATCCGGCAGGTCTACGACGCCGCAGGCAATCCTGTCGGCGCGCTGACCGGCGCGGTTCTCGGCACGATTCGGTCGGCGTTCGAGACACTGACGGCGGAACCGCGGACCTACACGGCAGTGGAGATGGCCGCCATCAAGGCCGCCTTCGAAGCGCCGGACGAGACCATGACACGGGCCTACAGCGCCGAGGAGATGGCGATCATTCGCCAGGCTTTCGACGCGCCGGACGCCGTGCTGACGCCGACCTATTCGGCCGCCGACGGAGAAGCCGCGGAGAGCATCGCCAAAGGCAAGAAATCGGACAGCCAGCGCAAGAGCGGCGAGGGGTCGGCGCAGCTCATCCTGACACCGCAGGCGCGCGTCGAGGGCACGTTCACGATTCGCGGCGCCCGTCCTGGCATCGATGGCGACTACCGCATCGGCGGGGTGACGCATCGCCTGGATCGGTCCGGCGGGTCGACGACCGAGCTCGAGCTGAAGCAGCCGGGCAAGGGCGCCGGCGCCGATGGCCGCCCGGCCGGCGATTTCGATCGCGAACACTTCATCCAGGAGCAACGGGCGGCGCTCGAGAGCGTGCGCGACCAGCCGGACCCTGGCGCGCCCGCATTCTGATCACGCGGGCGGACACAGCCCGATCAACAGAGTCGCCGAGCGGACGGCTGAAAACGCGATCCTCAAGCTCGTCGCGCGCATCTTCGCCGTCGCCCATATCTCGCCACCCATAAACAGGAGCACCGGCAGAATGAGCGACCTGCAGGAGCGGCTTGCCACGCTGGAGGCGGCCCGTGGCTGAAAACAGGGTGCGATTCGATCCGCAGATCAGCGCGGGCAATCTGCTTTCCATCGCGACCATGCTGGCGATCGGACTTGGCGCGTTCTTCACCGTGCAGGAGGGCGGCAAGGCGCTCGCCCAGCGTGTCGACAAGATCGAGAAGCAGATCGAGAAAGGGGACGACCGGGACGCCGACACGACAAGGGCGCTCAACGAACTTAAGGGCGCCGTGATCGAGCTTCGCGGCGATCAGAAGGCGATCCGCTCTGAGAGCGAGCGGCAGGGCCGGCAGCTCGACCGGATCGAGCAGCTTTTGCAGCGCCCAATGCCTGCGCCGCCCGCCGCGCCGCGCGATCCCATAACAGTCTATCCGCCGAGGTGACCGCATGATGAGGCATATCCTCCTGCTCTCAATCGCCGTGGGTGCCTGCGACTACATCGGCGAGGGCAACCGGCCGACCGTGGCCGGCGTCCAGGCGGCAGGCGTCCGTCAATGCGCGTTCCTGCCGACCGAGGACACGGCGGCGGCGATCGTCAGGGCCCGGCCGACGCAGAGCGACGACGCCATCGCGGCGCAGATTTGCGCGGCCGTGAAGAACAGCAAGCGCGGGTCGGTGGCGAGCGTGGCCATCGAGGGCGTGACCACGAGGAAACGGCCGTGATCGAAGCCTACACCGCCGAGCTGCGCGCGCCGTTCCTCCCGCTTGCTCGCGGGTCGACAGATCACGGTGTCAAGCGCGTGCAGGAGTGGGCCTCGCTGCACGGCTTCGCGACCGGCATCGATGGCGAGTTCGGGCCGGCGACCGCGGCGGCCGTCGAGGCGTTTCAGCGCCACGCCGGATGCCTTCGTGAAGCCTCTCCGCAGACGGGCAACGCGGGTAACGCCGGCATCGTGGACGCCGAGACATGGGGCGCGCTGGTGGCGCCGATGGACCGCGCCGAGCTGGTGTCCAGCATGCCGGACAAGCTGGGCGAGCGGGTCTGCCGGATCGCCCGCGCGCACCATGCCGCGAGGGCACGCGAGGTCGGCGGCGACAATCGCGGGCCGTGGGTGCGGCTCTACGGTCGCGGGATCGATCAGAGCCGCGTCGAGTTCTTCCCCTGGTGCCAGGCGTTCGCGAGCCACGTCTGGCTCAAGGCGGCGCGCGAGCTGCGGGTCGACCTGCCGTTTGCGCTGGCGACCGATGCCGGCGCCGTCTCGTTCTACGTGCCGTGGGTGGTCGATAAGGCGCGCGAGGCCGGCAACTTCCGGCCCGGCGCTGGCGGTCCGGTCATATCCGCGGGCTCGATGTTCTTCGTGCCGGGCGAGATCAACGGCCGACGCTCTCATGTTCATGTCGGCCTGGTGATCGAGGATGCCGGCGACACGGTGACCTGCGTCGAAGGCAACACGAGCCGCGCCGGCGGCTCGAACGGCTACGAGGTCGCGTTGCGCTACCGCCGCAAGACCAGCGTCGACTTCGGTCTCATCTGAGGAAAGCCCGCATGAACGTAACCCGCCTCCTGGCGGCGCTCGCGCTCGCCTACCTCCTCGCGATCGGCGCGGCATACGCGGCCGACACCACGGTCGATATCGCACCGTTGATCCGCGAGGTCCTCCTGCCGATCGCCAGCGCGCTCGGGATGGTGCTGGCGACCTGGATCAGCGCAAAGATCGCCGAGCTGCTGAAGATCCGGCGCGACGATGCTCTGGCTGCCAAGGTCGAGGAGGCGCTGCGCAATGGCCTCGCGCTGGCGCAGTCGCGCCTTGAGGACAAGATCGGCAGCGGCCCGATTCCGATCGACGTGAAAAGTCAGATCGTGGCCGATGCCGCTCACTACGCGGCGACGCATGTGCCGGCGGCGCTGAAGAAACTCGGCGTGACGCCGGACGTTCTGCAGGAGAAGCTGGAGGCGCGGCTGGGGCTCAATACCACTCCGCCCGAGGCGTCGATCGCCGTGCCAACCCCGCCGGCTCCGGGCGGGCGCTCATGAGCCTGCTCGGCCGCCTGTTCGGCGTGATCCGCGACGAGGCGGACCCGCGCGATCACCGCTTCCTGCTCACGCATCCCGAGGCCGCCGAGACGCCGCTCGACATCGCGGTCGACCTCAGCGCCGGCCTGCCGCCGGCATGGCACCAGGGCGGGACATCGAGCTGCACGGCACAGGCCTGCGCGGCCCTGATGGCATATCTCTACCCCGGCTTTGTCGCGAGCCGCCTGCAGGTCTACTACGACACCCGGGCGCGCGAGGGCACCGTCGATCGCGACATCGGCTGCCAGATCAGAAACGCCATGAAGACCCTGCAGTCGGTCGGCGCGATCGACGAGGCGGCCTGGCCGTTCGACGAGGCGCGCGTCACGGTGGCGCCGCCGCCCGCCAGCGAGCGCCGCACGATCGCGGCCTACTCGAGGCTCGTCTCCGAGACCGAGATGCTGTCCTGCCTGGCGCTCAGGTACCCCTTCGTGCTCGCGGTCCAGATCCCGGAGACGCTCGACCGCGAGGCCGGCCGCACGGGCGTCATGACGCTGCCGGCCGGCAAGCCCGACATGATCGGCATGCACGCCATGCTGTGCGTCGGCTACGACCTCGACTTCAGGATCAACCCGGCGGTCGCGGCCGCGGGCGTCGAGCCGCGTGCGGTCGACAGCACGGCGCTCCTGATGCGCAACAGCTGGGGCCCGTGGGGTCTGCCCGAGAAGCCCGGCTATTTCTGGCTCCCGATGTCCTGGGCCACCAACCCGTCGACCGGCGGCGACTGCTGGACCGGCCACAAGCTCGTCACCACCGCCAGCGAACCGGCAGGGCCGACCGTCGCTGGCGTCCCGATCCGCGGCCAGTTCCAATCGTAGGAGACACGACCATGATGATGCGCATTCAGCGCGTGCTTCCGCTCGCCCCGATTCTGGCGCTTGGCCTCGGCGGCTGCGCCGAGGTCAAGGCCCTGTTCGAGGGCGGCCCGACCGCCGCCGAGGTCCAGGCGCTCACCGTCAAGGCGTGCTCGTTCGCTCCAACCGCGAACACCGTCGGCAACATCATCGCGCAGGGCGTGCCGGCGCTGCGCACCGCCCAGGCGATCGCCGATGCCATCTGCCTGGCGGTCGCGCCAAAGGCCGGGGTCGAGGCCGGCAAGCCGACCGTCGCCGGCGTGCCGGTCGAGGGCGTCAGGGTCAACTGATGGCCGACCAGCAGCCCTGGTGGAAGGCGGCGCTGTCCGCCTTCCTCGAGTTCCTGCGGGCGCTGATCGCCAGCAATCGCGCCGCCAAGACGACCATAGAGACACAAGAAAGGATGGCTGATGCCGACGCCAAAGGTGCTCGCACTGCTGATGACGTTGACGAGCGGCTGCGCTCCGGTCGCTTTTGAGGCGCCGCGTCCGGTCTGCCCGCGCGAGGTCGAATACAGTGCGGCGGTGCAGGCTCAAGCGGCTGATGAGCTTGCCAATCTTCCCGAGGACGGCGTCGTCCGCGGCCGGTTTATGCCGGACTATTCCCGGCTACGTGATCAGGCGCGGGCGTGTCGCTCTCCGGCTGCCACGCTGCCAGTCCTGCCGGGTGTGTCGTAACGTGGGCGCTGCGGGCGCGCTGGCCCTTTTGCTGGCCGCCTGTGCCACCGTCGGTTGGCCAACCGGCTTCTCGCGCGAGGCCCCGATGGCCGTCTACCCGGCCGGCGAGCTGAGCGGGGCGCCAACGTGGTTCCTGGGCTGGAAATGGCGGTTGTGAGGTGACGATGCGCCTGGTGCTGATCCTGCCGTTCGCGGCGATGTTCGCGTGCGCGCCGGCACTGCCGCCGCCCGTGGCGACCGTCACCATCGCGGATCCGATGGCGTTCCTGGTGCAGGCGCCGGAGAACGCCGGTCGCCACGACTGGCCGCTGCCCGTCGGCTATGTCGCGCTCGGCAACGTCCAGGAGGGGCCCACGGTCGCGCGCCAGACCTGGGACTTCGCGCCCTTCGGATCCTACGAGCCTGAGCGCGGCGACGGGTTTCAGGTCGCGGAGGTCGGGGCCGACGGCTGGGTCCGCTTCACCTCGACCCGTGATGGCGGCACGCCCTGGGTCCAGCACTTCGTCGGCCAGCGCTGCGGCGGCACCGGCTGGCTGGTGTTCGGCCAGGACGCGCCGACCGGCGCCTGGCGTGAGGTCGTCGCGACGCTGAACATCGCCCAGGATCCGGCGACGTGCCCGCCGACGCTCAACCCGGCCTTCACGAGGTACAGGCTCGAACAGGTCGACTATCCGTTCGCCGTCGCCGGCGCGCTGTCCCGGCGCACCATCCCGACCGTGATCAGCGAGCACTTCGACCATGCGACCATCGCCCAGGCCGGCGCGCTCGAGCGGTCCTACCTCGGCCGAGGCTACGGGCTGCTGCGCTGGGAGGCCTGGGGCCGCTCGCCGCCGGCAATTACAGACCTGCCCGAGCGCTGCGGCCCGGTGGCCTGGAGCGAGGCGCCGCAGCCCGGCTGGCACCTGCGGGACTGCCGGACCTACAGCAACGTCGTCAGGGTGACGCCATGACCGGCCTCCCCGCGCCCCTCCGGTCCCTCCTGCGCTGGGTGGTGTTCCTGCTGGCGGTGATCGCCCTCGGGCTCATGCTGGGCTACGGCATCGCCAAGGCGCAGCATGCAGGCCATGCCGAGAACCATGACTGGTACCAGCACCTCAAGACGCCGCACGGCTACTCCTGCTGCAACGGCGACACGGCCGGCAAGCGTGGTGACTGCCGCCCGGTGCAGTCGCGGCCGGCCGAAGATGGGGGATGGGAAGCCTACTTCGGCGGACGCTGGCAGCCTGTCCCGGTCGAGCGCATCTTGCCGGACCATTTGAACCGGGTGCCCTTGCGTTCGCACATCTGCGAACAGGACGGCTATGTCCGCTGCTTCTTGAAAGGCGGCGCAGCCGGTTGATCCTGGGCACCCCCATAGGACTGCCATTTGCGCCGTCGGCCTTCGGGTCGGCGGCCTTTCGTCGTTTCAGGGGCAGCTGTGTTTCACGTAGAACAATCTCGGAACCTTCCCCAGGCCTCCCCAGCGGTTGCCGTCACGGCAGGTGGTGTGCCGCTTTCTGTGCCGGCGTGCCGACGTTGCGTAACCCGCTGACATTGTGCCGCCCTTTCGATATCGCGTCCCATGTGTTGTCCCGGTGGGTCCCGACGCTTAGGTGCTCGATATTGATACAGGCTGGGTTGTCGCAGGCGTGCAGAACAATCAGCCCATCTGGCACGGGGCCATGATGCTGCTCCCATTGCAAGCGATGCGCGAGCCCGAAAATGCGGCGATCGTTGCGACCGCCGCTCACCAAGATCACGCCGTATCCCTTGCTGTTTTTGGCGCCCTGCCAGACGTGGCAGCCGGTCTCGCCAAGCAGGAACCGCTTCAGTCGCTCGGACAGCGGCTTGGCCGGCCGCCCGCGTTTTCGATGTGCCGACTCTTGTGCCTTCGCGGAATCTGTCAGATCGCGTCCAAAGCGCGCCATGCGCGTCGAAGCGATGCCGGAAACATAGGCGTCTTTCGTGTTTTTCGCTGGCGGGCGTGCGCCTGGCCGCGGGTTTGCTAAACCGTTATACGGGGATAACCCGTATCGTGGGTTCGAATCCCATCCTCTCCGCCATTTGCCTTTATCTATCGGCATCAAAGCCCTCTGTGATTGGTCTGAAAGCATAGCACAAACCGTTACGACTGTGCCGTATAGTGTGCCGACTCTATTGTGGATTTCCGCCGCTCGGCCGGGGTCAGATAGTCCAGATACAATTCCGTCGTCTTGATTGAGCCATGCCCAAGGATGCGCTGCAGGTCGTAGATGTTCCCGCCGCGCTGCAGGTAAGTGACGGCGAACAGGTGGCGCAGGTCGTGGAAACGGAAAGCGACATCGTGCTTCCTGCGCCATGTAGCGTAACGGCTGGGGAAGTTCTTGAGCGAGGTGTCGCCAGGCCGCCCGAACACCAGTTCCTGGCCGCGCTCCATGGCCCCCTGCAGGATAGGCACAGCATCCCTCAGGAGCGGGCCGTCCAAGGGGATGACCCGAAGCCGTCTGCCCTTGGTCCGATGCAACGTGATGGCCTTCCTGGCCATGTCCACGCGCTTCTTTTCCAGAGTCAGTATCTCGTTCTCTCGCATGCCGCTCTTGCTGGCGAAATCCATGATCTGGCCCCATAGGGCTGTCGGCGCCCTGGTGATGGCTGCGGCTACTTCGTCCCACGTCGGAAGCTCGATAGGCTCGCGGCGTTCTCGGTTCAGCGATCGGTCGTAGTCTCGGGCCGGGTTGTGCTCATTGGCGCCCTTGCCGAGCCCGGCAGCCATGACGCGCGACACTGCCGTCAGGTCGCGATTGATGGTGGCATTCGTGGCGCCTTCGCGCCGGCGGGCGGCCACAAGTTCGCTAATCTGGCGCGGGCCGATCTCGTCGAGATGATGTTCGCGTAGGTGCTGCCGGACCTGCCGAAAGCTCACCAGATAGCGCTTGGCCGTCGACGCTGCCACAGCCGCCATTTCTGTGTCCTTGTAGAGCAATACCGCGTCGTCCCATTTCAGCCGCTGAGCACCGTAGAACTTGGCTCTCCCGACTTCCTCGCGCCACTTCTCGAACCTCTTGCGCGCCTCTCCCCGATCTCGCGTCTGTAGGCTTCCTCGGTATTCTTTCCCGGCAACTTGAATACGACCCCACCAGACCTTGCCTCGCTTGTAGAGGTTCCCCGCCATTTGTTTTCCCTCGATTCAATCCAGCGGCGCACGACAGGCTCGCGGAACGTCCAGACCTTCCCGATCTGCGCTGCGCTCGGGATGGTGCCATTGGCCGCAAGAGCCTGCACCTGGCGCCGAGACAGGCTGGTGATTTCGCAGATGCGCTCGACGCGGACTCTCTCGCTCATTGCCTGCCCCTGCCAATGGGGTGGACGCCGGCGGCGATGACGGCGCGGCGGATCGTGCGCGTCGAACAGCCATAGTGAGCCGCCATCGCCTCGACGGTGGTCTCATCGGCGGGGAGCGACGCGCGCTCGTTCATCCTTCCCTCCGTACCAGCATCGCCGCCCGTTCCTCGATCGCCGCAGCGTCAACGGGGTCCGCTCTTGCGATATCGTCGGCGATCTGCAGCTCGAGCCAGCGATAGCGATGGGCGGGGATGCCCAGGGCGGCTTCCAATTTGAGCGCCATGTGGACGCCGATACCGCGCTTCCCCAGGGAGACATCGCTGATAAGGCATGGCGTCGTCTCCAGCACCCATGCCGCCTGCTTCTGCAACCAACCGCGCTCGGCGAGGGCGCGGCGGAGGGCCTCGCCGACCGCCAGCGCTGTCATGACGGCCTCCGCATGCCCTTGATGGCCAGCTTGGCAAGCTCCTGGATATTCTCGTAGGCCATCTCCAGGTATTCGAGCCTGTCGAGTGCGCCGTGGGTCCGCTCAGCATCGCGAGCAATCTGCGCTGGCGTCATGTACTTGCGGCTGATGGTCTTGAGCGCGTCGTACAGGCGCTGTTGCTTCTCGATGTTGAGGGCGCTCATGCTTCACCTGCTCGTTCGTGCTCGGGCGCCGGCCGGGGACCGTCTGGCCACTGAGGACGGACGCCGATGCTGTCCTCGATCAGGTCCGACACGGCCTCGCGCATCAGATCCATGAAACCGGCCTTGTTGCGCTGGTGGCGAGGCGTGGGACCTTCCACCATCGTCATGCGGATGCGGCCGAGCGGCAGCGCACCGTTCATCGTCTCCGGCATCGCGTAGTAGGCAACCCACCATTTGCCTTCACGACGAAGTGCGAGACGGCCCATCTTCTTCAGGTCAGACATGAAACAGCTCCCAAATCGCCAGTATTGTTGCACCGGCCGCAGTATTCGCCCGGCTTCCACTTCTCACGAGCCACGGTCGCCCTCCTTCTGCAGAACGTGTCGATCCTCGACCTCGCGGCAGTGATCCTCGCAAACGGTCTGGATTGCCTCGGCGAGTTCTCTAATATCATCGGCCGTGTGACCTTGGACCTCACTGAGGAAATGCTCCGCCAACTCGTGAGACATGATATCGACCAATTTGTACTTCGCGGATTTCATCGGTCGTCCTCCTTCTGCAGCGCGTTGCCAAAATTCCAGAACCCCTGCGCGCCGTTCATCGGCACCGGCTCGTCAAAGTGCTGGATCTCAGTCAGCGGCCACGCCCAGTTGCTCTGCTCGATCCGGGTGCTGTCGGAAGCGAACGCCTCGGGCCACAGGTCGCAGGCACGAACGGGCTTGCCGAGCACCGCCGTTCCGAGCGCATGCTTGCGCGGGAAGATGGCTGGCTGCTGTTGCGCGCGCTCCAGGATCGGAACCGCCTTGTCGGCGAGCAGGCCGGTCAGGTGCGAGTTCGGGCGGCCGAGTTTCCACAGTAGGACCTTGAGCTCGCGCGGGTCCATCTTCGGCGCGCCGGCATGGATCACGATGCGCTGGCCGACCACGAACTGAGGCGCCGGCCAGGAGCGGAACTCGTAGGGCTTCGCGCCAGCCATGATGAGCGAGGCCCAGGGCTGATAGATTGTCAGCGCCTTCACGACACGCCCTCCAGCGTCGCGATCGCCGCGTCGGTCATTCGTGGCCCCAAGAGCGGGCGATGCGCTTGAAGTTCGCGTAGCGCTGGTGGTCGGGGTGGCCCGGATCGTTCCTCGGTCCCGGTTGGCCCGACAGTTCGGAGAGCGGGACGCCCAGCGGCTCGGAAGGATCACGCGGCGGGATGTCTACATCGCCTTCCATGGGCTCAC